CGATAGACGACGCGCCATTGACAACAATCGTGCCATATCCGCCGCCGCTGATAAGCTTTACACTTCCGAAGTAGATTGGCGCGAGAGTGTCGTAGAGAGAAAAGCACTGTCCGCTGGCATTCAACACGGTGTTATCGCCATTGCCCCTTACATAGAGGCGGCCTTTCCCCACCAACTGCCTTACTTGTATCTCGCTGAAGTTCCACGTTCTCACGCCGCTCTGTGCACCGGCCGCGACAATAATGTTGAAACCGTTCAAATCGAACGACGCGGCGAGGTCGAACGCCGCTTGCCAGGTCAGCTTTGACCCGGCCGCGCTATCGGCAAGGCCAGTATTGCTATCGCTTCCATCCGTTCGCACGTAAATGTGCAGGTCTGCGGCTAGCCTGATTCTGGTACGATCCGCGAGCCCCTGTACTGTCGTGTAAAAGGCGCCGACAAAATCGTCATCGGTGGAGACTTGCAGCGCGTTTGTTGCCGGCGATCCTTTACCGATGGCGAGCACCCACCGCCCCATCTGAAGCGGCGTAATGTCGTTTGGACGCAGAACCGTGGTGCCGTCATCGTTCGCCAGTGACGAGCCATCCCAGCCAAAGATGGCCTTCACCTCGGGCACGTAATACAGATCGTCGCCTTTGATGAAGGCTGACGGCACAGTCCGCAACAGAGCCGCCGTCGCCACTTGGGAAATGTTGCCTGGAAAAGTGATGTCAACGACGCTCATCTGTACCCCGTTCAGGCATAGTCACGGGGTATTTTAGAACGACGCGGGGCATGCTATCTAACGCCGCATGAAGCTCATTCACTTGTCGACCGCCATGCTGGTCGTGCTGACTTTCCCTTCATTCGCTCAAGAGGTCGGAAACGACGATGCAACCTTTGATGGGGGCATAATGGTCACGAGCGCCGATGTGCGGACTTGCCCTTATCGCGTCGTCCAGCCGGTATCGGTCAACGTCACGGAGGATTACAATGCGGACACGCGCGGGAAGATTTTCGCCAAGTTCCGCCGCGAAGCCCAAAAGGCTGGCGCCGACGCGGTCGTTTTGGTTACCAGAGGCGACAAGCACATGACCGCGTGGGCCTGGTCGCGCCGGGAGTATACAGGCCGAGCGATCCGCTATGTCGATCGTTCATGCGCCCCACAAGGCCCGAAATAGTGTCGCTGGGCTCTGCGTTGGCTGCCGGCACAGCAGCCATCATCACGACTGCTTGGGCAGATACGCGCCGTTGGCGCAGACGGTCCCTATCGGTATTGGCTTATCAAGGGGGGCGCTACGTAGGGAACGCTGCGCGCGCCATATTCAAGCAGCTTCGCAAGCGCCGGTGACGCTCCGTTCTGGCGCAGAAGCAGAGGTGTGACTTTCTGCGCAGCCAGATAGGGCAGAGCTTGTGCAAGACCCACCGCTCCGGCACGGATGCCGCCAATTCGGCCGGCTGTGCCGCTATCGGCAATCGAGCTGGGCAAGATGTCTGACGCCGCGTCGCTCAAATCCTGATTAAGCGCCGTACCGCGCGAATAGCCACGACGCCGGACCGTATCGCTGCTCATCTTCACGGCTTGGCTATACCCGGCAGGCGTCGGCAACCCCTTGCTCGTTCCTGCCGCACGCTCAACTTGCGTGAGCGACTTCCAGCCCGTGTTGAGCGATTTAAGGGTCGCTGCAACGTCAGGGTTTTGGCGCTCAGCAAGGTCCGTCAAGGCATCGCGCACGCTCTCCAAGGCACGCGAAAGCTGCTGCTGATCGCCATCGCCGCGAGCAAACTGATTGATATTGCGCGTCAGCCGGCTTTCGACATCCTTATATGCTTGTCCAGAAAGCTCCGTTCCGTCCTGCCAGAACCGACCGAGCCCCTTCAGGATGTTGTCATATTGCTTGATCCGGGCGGGATGCATGTCAGACACGAGATCGTTTCGGACGGTCGTGAGATCGTCCAGAAACGCCGGATCGTTTGCCTGCACGCGGATGCGCGGCTTAATCTGCTCAAACGCATCGGACAGTTTGTCCCCAGCCCAGCGCACGGCACTGCGAGCCCCAGCGGTCGTTTCCAGCGAAATGCTATCGGGGAGCTTCGCGCCGATCGGTTCTACGCTGCGATTGATCGTAGCGCGCGCAAAATCGTCCAGCGACTGATTGCGGGCATTGGTGATCATCCCGCCGACGAATGGCCGAGACATGGCCTTATCTTCAACGCCGCCTATGACCCGACCGAACCCCCCGCCGGCACGCGCGGCCTGTCCAGGCGTCACGCGGATGCCGGCATCCAGCAGTGTGCGCAGCCCGTCATTGATCGCCGGGGCCGCAGCACGTCCGGCGGCCCCTAGAACTGCCGCACCCGCCTTCCCGACCGTCCCGCCGATCGCGGCATCCTTGGCCACGCCCAGCGCATCGTTCGGCGTATCCGTCAGCAACGCGCCGCCCTGGGCGCCTTGCGAAAATGCCCCGCCTGGCAGACGGCTCAACAGTACTGCCCCGGTTAGCTCACCGGCGAACTTCCCGAGCCCTCCGCTCTGATAGGGGGACCGGTCGCGGGCCTGCTGTTGCGTATCACGCGCGGCCTGTATGCTTGGCGCCATGCCCAGCGTCTCTGCACCGAACTTGTTGATGGCATCACCGGCTTGCAGGTTGCCGTTGCCCTCAAGCGCCGCACCCGCATACGACAGACCACCAAGAGCACCTTTGATCAGCGCGGAGGGGTCGGCGAGCATCGAAAGATCGAGGTTCCCTGTAGCTATATCGCGCGCGGATGGGATGGTCTTGTTGAGGCCAGTCGTGACCCAATCCGCCGCATTGTTTGCTGGCTTTTCGAATCCCTCCGAAAAACCCTGCGACTGCGATACCGGGCGTTGGTCTGGCTCTTTCGGAACAATGTTGCCTTGCGGGTCGGTCTGATACCCAGCCTTGATATAGGCGTCGTACCCTTCCTCGCCTGGCGAGGGCAGATGGCCGCCGACGATATCGACCACCATCTTGCCGTCAGGGCCAACAGAAGTTCCACCGGAGTCTGGGGCCGCCATGCTGGCGATGATGTCAGACGATGGATCACCGGAAGCATCCATCCCTGCCGCTTCAGGATGCACGCGCAACACCTCAGCGTGAATCTCATCGTCCGTCGCATTGTCCGGGGCCTCAATATCGTACGTCTTGCCGTTCGGTGCGGTGACGGAGAGCTTGCGGGCCATTATTTACGCTCCACGATCTTCCAGCCCGGCTTGGGCTGTGGACGCGACGCGTTGGGTTTCTTTTCATCGATGGTATAGGTACGCGCGACATTGTCCGGGTTGACGCCCGCCGACTGCGCGTAGCCGCGATATTGGGTCGCAACGTTGTTGTAGTTGTCGCGCATGACTGAATAATTGCGGTATGCGGTGTTGACCATATCCTGCCGCTGATTGGCGTTTAGGCGCGTGCCCTTCAGCATCTGGTTGTAATAATTCTTCATGCGGTCGGGAACGCCGGTAGCGTTCTGTGCGGTCGCAAACTCACCCTCGCGAACAACCGACTGCGGATCGAGCGCTTTCATGAATGAATAGACCGAAGAAATATCATCGGCTGCCGTTGCGTTCGGATTGAGTGCCGTTTTCCGCAGCGCATAATACTGGTTCCGAGCCGTAATGAACGACTTGACATCCTGCCGCTGCTCGAACTCTTTGCGGTAGTCAGTCTCGGCCTTGCGATTGCTTTGCACATTGCGTGAGGTCGGCGTGTTTGGATCTGCGGGGCCGCCTGGAATCGGACGCAGCGCCTTGCCGTCCTCGCCATACTCATAGCCGGCAGGAGCATCTTTCCGCTTAGGAGGCCGCGCATAGATCGCAGTGGGAAGGCCGGTCGGAGACACGGACGCGGTTGGTTGGGCGGGATTGCGTCCGAGTGCGGCCATGTTCTTTTGAACATAGTCTTGCGTCTCTTGCGGCAGTCCGAACATCCAGCGGTCGCCATTCTTCGCGATCAAGCGGTCAACCCGACCTGGCCCCGCATTATACGCAGCCCAAGCCTTCGCCGGATCGCCGTTATAGCGCTCCATCATGGCTGCCAGATAATCCCGACCAACCCGAGCGCGCTCCGCTTCGCTATTGTCAGCGGCCGGCGCCACCCCGAAACCTGGACTGACGTTCGTGCCCGGCATGACCTGCATCGGTCCGCGCGCGCCCTTTGGGCTGGTCTTGGGATTGGTGAGCGATCCCCCGCCCTCGCTTCCCAAAGTAATCGGGATCATCCGAGATACTAGATCACCTCCCCCCGTAGATGGAGCCATGGCCCCATAGCCTGGGATAGCCCCTGGCACACCAGCGCTACCCGTCCCCGGCTTGAGCAGCCATTGCCCGGTTTCGGTATCAAGGACGTAATCCGGCTTTGGCGGGTCCTTGACGTTCTCAGCGATAAGCGGGCGCTGACCGCCACCCATTGGGGTTGCGCCGAACACCTGTGCACCGTCCGCGACGGTAAGCGGCTTCTGGCTGTCATAGTAGCTTTCGAGCGCACTCTTGGTGGAGGAGGCTGCCGAAATATACCCAGTCAATCCTGCGTCGCTCACATCGGCCGCTGCGATTTCGTCGGGCGTAAAGCCGAAGCGCTGCAAACCGGGCGCGGCAGCAGCCAAAGCTGCTCGCCGCTGATCAGCCGGAAGCTTAGCCAGATTCGCCGCCACAGCTGCGATTGCGTCAGCATGCTGGCCGAGCTGGGCGCGCTGCGTTTCCTGAAGCCCGCTGACGAACTTGATCGCATCCATATCGCCATTGGCAAATGCGGTGTTCTGAGCGCCGGCATAATCCCCACCACGCGCCTGTTGGAGTATCTGCGGACGCTGTTGATCGGCCACGCGCTGACGGTTGAAATTGTATTGATTTTGGCCGAGCGCCTGCTTCTGAGCCGCAATCTGGCCCATCTGCTGGAGGCTCTGGAGGTAGTCGTATGGACCACCTTCAGGCCGACCGAGCTGCCAATCAACCGCCAAAGCCGTTGCCCCCGAAATAACCGATGGGCTGCATCGGGTTGAATGCCCCATAGCCCGGCATCGTCGCGCTGATCGGCGCCCCGGAGGTGTGCGAACCGCCGCCGAAGCTCGTCGCAAGACTGGACCCGATGTTCGTCAGGTTCTTGATCGCGTTTTGCCAACCAGCACCCGACATTAGGGCCGCGTTCGATTGAGCATCGGCGCTGCCCTGCAATGCCGCGTTATTCGCGCCCGTCGTCTGGGTCGCCACCCCGGCCACGTTCCCGATCGCGCTATTGCCCGTCTGGATCAGGTTGTTGAGGTTGGACATATAAATGCCCTGCGTCTGGTTTGCGAGAGACTGGCCCTTCGCCTGAAGCGCTTTGTACGTAGCTCCACTATCACCAAGTCCGCGCGCATAGGCGTTGCTGTTGACGGCATCCATGCCGGTCTTGAGCAAGTCCTGATAGCTGATCGAATTTCGCCAAGTATCCAGCGCTTTTTGTGAACTAGCCGCGTCGCCCTTGCCGAGCAATCCGGCATAGGTGTCACCAGCCCAATTGCCGCGATCGATGTTCGGCTGCTCAAGCCCGGTGATGAACTGTCGGTTCTCATTGTTGGCGGCGATCTGCTGCTGCGCAACGGATTGCTGCGCTTTTGCCGCCTTGCTGGCGCTCCCGGAAGCGATAGCGCCCCCAAGGATCGATCCGCCGGCCGCGATTCCTGCTGCGATGACTACAGGCGGCACTACAAGTCCTCCGTCACGAAATACTGCACGTCACCAGCCGCAGCATCCTGACCGAAACCGGCCGCTTTCAGGCCCATTCGGCGGATAAAGCATATGGCGGCCCGATTGTAGATCGAAGGGCGACCCCAAACCATTCTAGCGCCCATCTGCTTCATGAAGGCCAGCATTTCGTGCGCCGACGCCATGCATGAGACTCCTCGCGCTGCCTTTGGCGCCATGATATGGCATTCATAGACGCCGGGCGCGCTCCACTGAAAAATGGAGCAAAAGCCCTTGTTGTCGATCAGGCAGACGTTTTGCTGGTTTTCGATGCAATCCGAAAAATCGAGGTCATGCAACGGGTATGTCATGCCGAGAAACATCATCTCGCGCACGCTGCCTTCATTCGCGATAGTGTTGACGATATCTGGATCCAGGACGCGACGGATCATAGGAGCTCTTTGTGCAGGATGGCGCCTGACCCTGGCGGGAGCACCGGATTTCCGTCGATCGGCGCGCCTGCTGCCAGCGGTGTGTTGGTGGAACCAACGACATGCCTATCACCGGTTTGCGCCGCTAACGTAGGATCGGTTGTGCTTTGATAGGTGACAGAGCCACCGGCGCGACTGGGCTGATCGTAATAGATGTAATAAGTCGTGTCGTAGGCCAACCCGGTCAAAGAACCCCCGGACACGCTAACGGAAGCGCCATCGCCATATACGCGGGTATGGGCGGAAATAGTGATCGTAGCGCTCGAACCCGCGTCCGTGGCGGTGAGGGTCAATCCCGACACATAGCTATTAGCGAGGGACGTTGCGTTGGTGGTTGCCGTAGCCGCCGCGTTGGCATTGTCTGCCGCCGCTTGAGCTGCCGCCGTAGCCGCGTCCAGTGCGGCCAGCGCGGCCTGTATCTCGGGGAGCGCGGCAATGGCATTGATGGCGGTTGCCAGCCCCTCCAAAGCATCGTTCAACGTCCGTAGCGTGACATTGGTAAACCGCCCGTCTTTATCGACCGCCGGGTTGCGCTGGCTCAGTGCCGGAATGCGGACAAAGTCAGCCATCAGGCCCACGCATCGTTAGCAATCATGCCGAACAGGCTGATCTTCTCGGCCGCAACGCAGCTTATTTCCAGCGTCCTATAGGGCTGGTCGGGTTGGCCGAGCCGCCACAATTGCGCCACGTCGAATGGCGCGCGCGCTTCGATCTCGTCATAATAGGCTGGGAAGTCGTCCTGGCCGTCCTTCCACCGCAGTCTGATCGTCGTATCGCCCGAGCAACCTACCCCGATCGAAACGCTGTCGTTGCGCGGCGGCTTGGCATTGAGCCCGACAGTCGCGCTGACTATGCGCTCGATCATCACGCCGTCATCGGTCGCGCTTTCGGGATCTACCTCATAGATTTTCCCGTCAACCGACGAGCCGACCAAAATCAGCCCGTCATGCTGAATGCTCACCCAAGGGCGCCACACGCTTTCCTGATAGGTCGCGAACTCGCTCCACGCTTTGGTCAGGGCATCGTAAGCAAATGTTCCCTGGCCTGGAATACGCAGGAGCCATAAGTCATGCCCATCGATCGCGAATGTCATTGCCGAGCAATCGCCGGTCGCGCGCCGAATGCGATCGGAAAGGGCGGGGTCACTAATCACCTCAGGAACCGCCGACGCGCGACAGACCTCATACTGATCGGTTACCCAAACTAGCGTGTTGTCGAAGCGGACGACCGTATCGCGGTAGAGGCAGCCCTTTTCGTATCCACGCCCCGTAGCGCGCTGGAATGGCGCGTCAGGGTCGCCGGTGGCCTGCCATATCTCCGCGCCCTGCGTACCGAGGATTATGAATTCATCCCCCAGCCGTCGAATAGCCATCGCTCCATCCGGCAGGCTTTCCGCCGTCGCGAAATTCAGCGGGTCGATCGTCGTTGCGCCAGGAACGATCCAATAGAACCGCCCGCTTGGCAAAAGCACCAGGACATAGGCGTCCAATTGGTCGATATCCTGCACTGTACCGCCGTCCGGCGCATCATCGGGCAAGGCGATGCTCGATAGAGCTATATCGTAGGTGTAGAGCGTTCCACCGCCCGCAATGAACAAGCCGAACGGCGTCGAAACCATCGGCGTTTGGTCGATACCCGCAATTCCTCCCGATGCCGTGTCGCTATTGTAGAGCGTGCCGCCCGCGACCGCGAACGTCTCTCCCGTCGCCTCGCGGAAATTAAGCCCGCGAATGGCGCCAGGAAGCGTGCGATAGGCAGTCAGCCCGGGGCGCTGCACCCGCAACGTCTTGTCGGGACTGATGCCGGTTACATCCTGCTCAAGATAGAAGTTGCGGAGCTGCACTTCGGGGACGAACCCTGACGATCGCTTATACGCGCCGAGCCCTAGGGGTACGATCGGCATGGGCGATCACATGTACACCCCGGCAGCTTCGCGCCGGGGAGAGGAGGGGTTGTTGATCATGGCGATCGTAAAGCGTCCGGCCTGCCTTAGCGTGGCCTGGCCGATCTCTGCGCCGAACGTGTCCGCCAGCTCCATCGCTAGCACCGCTGACAGCCCCTCAGGGTCCGTAACAGAGCGCGGCGCTTCGCTGTCCATCTGCAATAGCTCGATCTGCGTCCATTCGCGCAGCGTGCCGTCATAGACGTAGCTCGCAACCTGTCCGCCAACAGTGTCCTTGATCTGGATCACCGAACCATCGCGGGGAGGGCGGTTTGTGCCGTCCACCGGACTGGTCGCGTAATAATCCGTCTCCAGATTATAGGGCAGGGGGTCGCAATAGTTAGGCACGACCTCCGGCAGGGTGACGGTCACGACAGTTTCATCGCGAATGATGCGGCAATTTTCCGCCGCCGTAATGTCGGCGTCCGCGATCACATCCCGAAGACGGCCAAACGCGCCGGAAGCGATCCAGGAGAGGTAAAGCCCCTGGAGCGCCGCCAGTGCGTCGGTAGCGTCTGCCGTCCGTGGTTCACGACCGCCACCAAGCCTTCCGAGCTTGCGCAGCGCACCGTTGATCACGTGACGGCAGGTCGCCATTAAAGTACCATGTTTCCGATCGCGGGCGGGGACGTTTCGTCCTTCGTCGCCTCCGCCAACTTGGCGCGCAGCGTCTCTTCTGAAGGATTGCCCCTCACTTCAACGCCGCGCAGCTTCAGTTGAGCCTTCAGGTGGCCCTTGACGGTCCCATGTTCCGCAGCCGCGTTCTGCTCATCTTCCGATGGCTCGTCTGCCTTGACAGCCTCCGCCTTGCCCTCGGTCGAAAAGATCGGGTTGCCCTTGATCATCTCGGCAAACTCATGGTCTGCCGGGACGGTGGTTGGCTCGCCCTTGATGAAGCGCAGATCGCCCATGAAGATGATCTGTGCGCCGGGATCGGTATCACCCAGCCACGTCGCCTTGAAGTTGGACATTATGCCGGCTCCTCGACAATATACGGCAGCATAACCGTGATCGTGCCGGTCGTGGCGCCGGTGGTCGGAGCCACCGAAACCGTCGCGAACACGCGGGTCTTTGCCGTGTTGAGGTAATCCACTCCGGTAAACGCCATCGTGGTATCAACGGCGCCCGTACTGGCCGCTGCGGACGCCGAGAAATAGCGACTCGCCGAGCCTGCATCGCCGACGTTTATGCGGATAGCGGCGCCACCCGTATCGAGGTCGTCCGACTTGATGAAACCGCCAGACAGGACACGCGCATTGCGTGGCAAGTCGAACAACTGGATCGTATCCGACGCGGCAAGAGCGGCTGAGATCGTGTATGTGCCGCGCGCCCAATGGGTCGTGCGCCCACCCAATCCAACACCCGAAATCGGGTAGACGGGAGGAGTGGTTTCGAGGCTGAGATAGTTAGCCACTGTCAGTTACTCCTTATGCCAGGGCCGGGACGGCGGTGATGGACTCGACCATGCCGTACTGGACACCGCCGAAGCTCGTTTTAGCGAGGCCGCGAAGCTCCTCGATCGCGATAGCCGGACGGAAACCGTAGTCCTCGTCCTTGTCCTCGATCAGCTTCGGGTTCTGGCCATAAGCCACCGCTACCGCCGATTGGCCGCAGAAGTAGCCGAACGCCAAGTCAGCACCCGAGCCGCCCGCGCCCGCGAGGATCTGATTGTCGATCTCCGGCACTTCGCGAATGAGGATGCCCTGGTAGACCAGATCACCATCCTGAAAGAGCGGGTTCTTATCCACCGCGCCATCTTCACGCGGGCGAGCGTAGAGGTTGGCATTCAGGATCGCGGTATCCTGCGACAGCACGCCAAACTCGCGCGTGCCGACGAAATAGACAAACCACTCCCGGCCGGCCGTCATGTCCGACTTGTACGGGCGAATGTTGGTGGTGTAGCCCGTGGTAGAACCGGCTGGAACGGTCTGGCCCGCATTCTTCGCGATTTGCTTGAGCAAGCGAAGATGAGCAGCCGACGACTGGCCCGACGCAGTGGTGACGTTACCGAGCGATGTCGCCCAGTTGCCAGACGAAATATTCGCGCGGGCGTTTCCCATCACGATACGATCCGAGTTGTTCACAAGGAACGTATTGCGCTGGCTCGCGGTCGCGAGCGCGTAGCTGACGCTGGTGTCAGTGCCCGGAAGGCCCTGCGCATCCAACGTGCCGGGGACGATGACCGACTGAAACGCCGTCAGCGTATCGTCGCGGAGGGCCTCCGCCGACCACGAACGAAGCTGTGGCTTTGCAGCGTTCCAGAGGTCCAGCGGCGTGCGGAACGTCGTGGACTTGGGCAGCTTGACCGCATTGCGCTTCCAGTTGACCGTGACCGCCGTGTTGGCGAGGCCCAGATCAGCTTCGTTGCCCTTGAGCACTTCGGAGCCGACGACGCCGCGCCCCTTGATGCGCTGGAGCAACGGAAAGTTGATCGTGTCGCCCGCGCCATTCTTCAGTTCGTTGCGGACGCGGATAATTGAAGTGCCTTCGGTGCCCATGTAGGGCATCAGGCCAGATTCGCGGATATATTCGACCGTTAGGTCTTCGCTCCAGCGCTGAACTTGCAGCGCATTGGCAAGGACGACTTCTGCCATTGTTACTTCCTATCGAGGAAGCTCCAAAATGCAGACGGATCGGCCGGCGCGCTCGCGGTTGGACTTGCATCACCCGCTATCGACTTCGGCGGCGCCTGCGGCTTTGGAGCCGGTTGCATGGCGGTTTCGACAGGGATTGCCGAAACCGATGCCGAAGCGAATTTGCCGGGGTTCTTGGCGATGTAGTCCTGGATAAAGTCATCCAATGGCCGATTGCCGATCTGCCCCAACACCTCGCTCTGGCGGTGCTGCTGGACGATCCAATCGATGGGATTCTGCTGTCGCATGTAGGACATGGCGAAAGCCGGGTCACTCTGGGCACGGGATTGTGCCCACTCCACCGCACTGTCCACCGTCTCTGCCCCATGCTGCTGCCGCGCGAACATGTCGCTCATCGCGAAACGCTCTTGCGTCAGGCGCTCGTCAACGACCTGTTGAGTATACGCTGCATAGCCCTCTGGATCATCAAAAGGGCTTGGTGCAGCAGGGCGTTCGCGCGTTGACGCTTCGAACTCTGCCAACCGGCGCCTGACCTCCTTGAGTTCGTCGCGCTGGTCCAAAAACGTCGCAAGCGGGACTTGCTTGGTTTCCTTTGGCGCATCGACTTCAGGAATCGGCTCCGGCGAAGGTTCCGGCTGCTCCTCAGGCTGAGCAACAGGCTCAACAGTAGGTGCTTCCGGTGCCGTCTCTACGATGGGCTCCGTCACTTGCTCGGGGGTAGCTCCCTCTGCTTCCGCGCGGAACATCGCTTCGATTTCGCCTTCCATCCTTACCCTTCCTCGCCTGTGTCGTCGGCGACATTACGCAGCACCCGCGCCCCGGTGGCAGGGATGGTTTGTTGACGGGGCCATCACCCCGAACATGGCCATGCGCCTTTCAGGCATAGTCACGACAATATTGTCCGGTGCGGCGAGTTAGGGCGTCAAGCGGTTCCGGGCTGTGCCGGCGGGATTTCGTGGCCTGACATGATCCCCAGAACAGACCGCTCCGTATCGACTTGTTGCGCCTCACGCTTGGCATGGGTCAGCGAGGTGTCGGCGGTGATCTTGTCCACGTTGGCAGCGGCTTCCGCGTCACTGATCTGGCGCTTCTGGTTCAACGCCTGACCCATCTGCTCAAGCTGCTGCTGAAGGCCCTGCAACTGCTGGGTAAGCTGCTGGACCTGATTCTGCTCCATCTCCTGCCGACCCTTCTTGATCAGCTCGATGACGCGCGATTTGTCGGCTAGCGGGCTGGCCTCGATCATCAGCTCGAATGCCGGCGTATAGACCACTTGGAGCCCGCCAGCCTGCCCGACCAACTGGACAAGCTCTGCCCATACTTCCTGCGCAAGGGTCGCGGTGTCGGCTACCGTGTCCAGAATGATGTCAACGTCAAGCTCGGCAAGGCGATGTTTCATTCCCACAATGCCCATTGACGGCTGCACTGCGGGTTGTCCCGTCTCTGGATTGATGACTGGCTGACCATCTGGCCCCACCACAGGTTGCATCACCATGCCCATCTGCGGCTCATTGACCGTCAGGAACTCAGGTGCCCTCGCGTCATCGGTAACGCGGATAAACCACGGATCCGTCTTGAACTGCTTCGCGCGCAGCCAGATTTGGCGATATACTCGCAATTCCCAATTATTGAGGCGAGCAATCGGACGGGCAAGTTCGGTAAGCCCGGCCTGCTGCGATACAAGTCGTGCTCGTCCCGACTGCCCGGCACTCTCTTGCCGGCCGAGTACCGCAGGCGTCGGTCCCATGCGCTCGATCTCGCCCTTGGCTTCCTGATTGCGCAGCATGTTTGCTTGCGTCATGTCCTGCGTCGGGATGACCTGCCAGCCCATCGGAATGATGCCGTCTGCCTTGGCCGCTTCGTCACGTACTAGTCCGGCATCGATCGGTGGGGCAGTCGGGTCGGTGTTTTGAACCTGGCGCGAGTTCATCAGATGCAACGACCGTGACCGCGACGCATTGATCTCGTCTTGCAGCGGCATCATGTCATCTACAATGCCGTATGCGTCGTTGTTCTCGTCAACGTAGCAGGCCGCTACCTCGATCGGATTGCACGGCTGACGCTTCTCGTCGAGATACGGGCTCGGGCCGTACTCCAGCACGCAGGCGCCGATATAGACGAGACGCTTCCACTCGCCTTGCTCGATCGCGTATTCCTCGCACAAGAGGACGCGACGGCGGCGCGTGTTGATCCAGCCTAACCCCTGATCACCCCTGTCCTCGAAATCGCTCGACCACGCGCCATTGGACGCCGGCTGCATGATGTTGCCATAGTCGGAAATCGCCTGCTGCCAGCGCGGGTTGTTGTTGACCTGATCGACATCGACCCACTTGGCGATGCCCATGAACCGGGCATCCTTGCGGTCATTGCGGCGAGAATATCGGTCGCAATAGAATTCTTCCCAGCGAATTTGCGTCGGAACGATGTCATCGCCGTCCATTTCAATGATGCACGCGCCAGTGCCTTCGATAAGAAAGTTTTCGGCCACGTCCTGCTTGATGTCGGCGAAATCGGATTGGTCCGCCACAAACCGCAGCACCTTCGTAACCACATCTGCGCTGTCCTGATCATTTGGGTTACGCGGATAGGCCTGCGGATCAGAGCGCGCATTCTCGAGTACGCCAAGCACGCCATTGACAGCAGGACGGACGCGGTTCGTGTATATCTGAGGCTGCTTTCGCAACTCAAGAACGGCGAGCACTTGGCTGCTCAACTGGCCTTTGCCATCGAAATATGCGCGGCTGAGCTTAGACCTCGCCCTACGCCCGTTCGGATCGCTGGCGGCATCATCTCGGCGCTTACGCAGCGAATCTATCGAAGGCGGTGTGCCGATGATGTATTTGGGTAGCGTGTCAGACGCGCCGCTAATCGCGATGCCGTCGCGGTTCTCGTCAATCGGTTCAGGCATAGTCATGGCGTATTTTCGCCTATGACTAGCCCCAGGCGCTTCCACTATTTGCGCGTCGCTTCGGCCGATAGTCGCCCGATGGTGGGTCTAGCCGTTTCGGCTTAGCCATGATCCTTGTCAGATGGCAGTTGACCGCAAACTCGCCAAAGGCATCGGCGCCGTGGCTGTTGTCATCATGTAGCGGGCCACCGTATGTTTCCATGGTGCGGTTCTTCTTGCGCGAGTAATTGCGCAACCGCTTGATGCCGACATCGCAAGTGGCTTTGTTGAAGCGCATGTGCGGGAACAGCGTGCGCCCAGCGTTGACGCGCTCCGCTGGCCCTGCCGCAATGCCGACATTGACATCCTTCACGCCATGCTCGCGCAGCGTGGCTAGGCGTGATCGCCCCGGCCCCCATTCTCTGACAGCTACGTCATGTGGCAGGAAGTGCCTGCCATATCGAATGAACGGGACTTCGCGCTCTACCTCCATTTCGCGTTGGCGTTCATTGGGCGGGACAAGCTCAAACAGGGCTTGCTTGATGATCTCCGGAACACCTTCCCCACTCGTCTCGAAATAGTCGATCGCGCGCACCTCGCTGCCGTTCTCCTGCAAGAACCAAATGGCCGTGTAGTCGTCCATGCCGATGTCCCAAGCAGTCAATACGGGCAGCGCTGGATCGTATGGATAGTAACCAATCCGGCCCTCTTTCTCAGCAGCGGCCAGCAGTGACGCGTAATACGAACCCTCGGTGATTATCTCGTATGCGCCATCCCAGATGTGTGCGGCCTCGTCAGGATCACGAGCCCTGTCATCCTCCATTTCCTCCAGCATCTCGTCTGGAAGCCACGGGTTATCGCTGTAGTTGACCTGGCGAACTATCGCGTTGCGAGGTGGCGATGCTCCACGCAACAATACGTCGATTGCGTCCGTGTCGTGGCGTGGGTTCCACGTCGCCCAAATCTCGGATCCTGGCGCGCGGATTGTCGGGCGAAGCATCTTGAGCGATGTCTTGCTAAGCGTTTGCGCCTCTTCAACCCACGCAATGTCGTATCCCTCAAGGGATTTGATCGTCTCCGCGTTGTACGATTGCATCCCTCGAAAGATAATGAGGGATCCGTTGGGCCCGCGTATCTCAGCATCTAGAGCCTCAAACTGCGCCCCCAGCCCAAACGCTTGCAGCTTGTCAATAATGAGCTGCCTCACCGATTCCTTGAGGCTGTTCTGAACTTCGCGGATGCAGACGGCGCGCGTCTTGCCCCTCAGGCAGCGTTCAATAAGCCGCTCGGCGAAATCGTGACTCTTGCCACTGGCACGACCACCGTGCGCGCCCTTGTACCGCGCCGGAACGTCGAACTGCTTCGACCATGGCGCGCGCTTTCTGGCAAAGAACTGGCGCTTGGCTAATTCCGCCCGCGCTGCAAGGATATCATCCTTGGTTGGTTGTCTCAGCATCATCGCCAAGAGATTGAGCGGCAAGCCAGGCAATGACCGCATCCGGTGCGCTACCCAATGCCAAAGGCGGCATGCTGTCGTCACCACTCAGCGGCTGGGTCGGCTTACCCCAGCCGCGATCAAGCAGATCCGTAGCCGCGCTACGTCGGGCAGTATCGTTATCGCTTTCCCGGACGATGCCAACAAGAGCCTCAATGCATTCCTGCGTATGCTCGCGCGCTAGGTCGCGGAGGCTCTTGCCGTTCGCTAAGACGATCTTTGGCCTGCCGCCGGGGTTGCCAGATTGTCCTTTCTGATATGCCATACAGATCAGCCCTGCTTGCCCTCGCCCGCAATCGTCTGATCACCCCCTTCCAGATCGGCAATCTGCAGCTTGAGTGCTTCGATACGGTCCTTATAGCCGCTGCCCATGCGCTCGGAGGCGGCGAGCTTGTGCTTCAGTTCCTCAAGGCGATCGTCAGCCATCAGAACGTAGCCTTCCCTGCCAACATCGCTGCAACCAGGCACGCGAGGCCGGCGGACTGGAGGTTAATGCGAGTGCTGACCCCGATCGCGTCAACGATGAAGAGCACCAGCGCTGCGATGAGGAAAACCAAGCCGATCATGCTTACCACTCCAATGCGAATGACTTGAGGTCGAAACTCCGGGCGATGTCATCGATACCGAAGTCGTCCAGATCCTCGATTTGCTCCTGTGCTTCCCACCGACGCCGAATGCGCTTCTTGGTCGCGATCGGTATCTTTTTGGGCATAGGCGGGCGATTATACCGAGCACCGATGGTTGCACGCCAACGCTCGATTGTTGCTCCCCCGACATTGTATCGCTTGCGGAGCTTCAGGTTGCCTTCGATCGAAGCGTATGTGGCGAAGTCGTCGGGGACAGAGAGCGTTGGTTTCGGCATCTCTACCTCTCTCGATATGCCAGGGTGTAGGGATGGGTCATGCGGCCATGTCCTTGTGCGGAGCGGAGGCAGTGGCGTATTGCCAGCGGACGATGTCCCAATCGCTCTCGCCCCAGTTCCATGACTTCCAGCGATATTGCTCGGCCTTCACCCCGCGCTTGATCTGGCCATTGCGGAACTGGATATCGATTGGGACATCGCCAATGTCTGGCTTCTGGCCTGAGTTCGGGCTCATCAGTGATGCCCTCCGACTTGAGCCGCGGCTAGCGATGCGAGCGTGATTGGCTTGCCAATGCGCTCTGCCGGCGGCGTGGCGTCCGGATTCATTCGGCCGAACTTCTGGGCGACGTGCTCGATGTAGGCACGCTGCTCTTCGATGGTCATTGATTTGGCCGAGTTCGTGCGGCCTGCCTCTGTCGGCGGCGCATTCCCGAACTTTTGGTCGCGCATTACCTGGCTATGCAGGGCTATGACCCGGTTGCCCCAGGTCAGGTCCCAATCGCTGTACATACCGCGGCGCGCCCACCAGTAGCTCGTGAACGCCTCACCGTGGGTTTCGTAGCTTTCCTTTGTCCAAAGCTCGGCACAGGCGCGCGCTTTCGGAGGTAGATCTGCGATCGCCGGCAGCTTCCAGTCTTTCGGAAGCAAATGCTTTCCCGCGTTTCGCCCGCGAGGAGATTCGTTAGAATCTCCGATATGATGGTTCTTTGACGGTTTGTCCGAAGCCGCTTCGGGGGTCCCTGTCGCTCCCTTCGGGGGTGAAGCCGCTTCGGGGGTGAAGCCGCTTCGGGGGTGGACGGTGTAATTGCAGCCCTTTCCTGGAACCTCGCGGCGCGTCAGATGGCCAGCGTCGACCAGTGATTTGATGGCGGCTTGGACAGTGCGATCGGACTTGCTGCACTTGCGGGCGAGCGTAGCCATGGAAGGCCAGCAATGCCCTTCGTCATTGGCGCAGTCCGCCAGCGCGAGAAGTACAATCTTCTCGCTGTCTGACAGGGGTATATCCCATACTGCGGTCATGACGCGGACGCTCATCGGCCGGCGGCGCTCCTGTCGAACACAGGGCCGCCGTCCATCTGGTCCATAGCGATGGCACGAGCCTCAGGGCTTGCACGGTTCCAAGCGGCAATAATCGCATTGGCCTGCGCCAGAATTACATCCTGCTCAGATCGGACGCTGATAGGAATAACTTCCGCTGGCGGCTTCGGGTTGAGTGCGCGCTGGACGGTGCGAACGCTCAACCCGGTTTCCTCGGCAACCTGCGAGGCTACCCCTTGGGGTCGGCCGCCCTTAGGACCAGACAAAGGTTTCGCGTCACTTTGTCGCGAAACCTCGCGATGCTCTTCGAGCAATTCGGCGTACCGCCGGATATGTTCGTCCCGCTGTTCTTTCGTAAGGTCGAGCCGGTGAAGGTTCTCCGCAATCTCCCACATCTCGGCCTTGATCGCGTCGTCATCTACCTCGATGCAGTCGATGTGTGACCAGCTCAACGCCTTGGCGGCGGCCAGACGATGAGCACCCGCTACAAGCACAGGAACGCCAGCGGTCAAGTCTCCCTCGACCACCATTTCTTCAACCAGGCGGACGCTGATCGGCTGACGCAGGCCAATGTCGCCAAGAGATTGCGCAAGCCGAGCCACCGCCTCGTTGGAGAGCGCCCTATGGCGCTCCCCAATCTGGATGTCTTCAACTCGGATGCTATGAAGCGTCGTCATCACAGCAGCGCCGGGAACGGCAACGTGGAGGTCAGGCTACTTGCCGAAACCTTCATTCCACGGCGATGGAAGTTCCACGCCTTGAAGATCATAGCCGCCCGACGGTCGCGGCTCGATTCCCCAACCAGCTTCTCACGAAGGGTGTAGGCCGGGTCACGTAGTCGCAGACCGTCCCCACGACACACACGCTCCAGAAAGGTTTTCCCCTCAGTGGGGTTGATGCGTGTCAGGATGTAATAGGCAAACCCGATCAACGAGCCTGGCATGAACCGCCGCGCGTAATGGGCATTGGTGTGTCCGAACGTAGTCGCCTCGGCGATCGCCGGGTCTTGGTAAACACGGTCGCGGATCTCAGCGCTGGTGATGTGGCTCCCATTACCCAGCCCCTTTCCATCGTTGCGCTCGAAAGCGATCACCATGCGTGCGATAGCAGCGGCGGCGGGACCATTCGCAACGCCCTCCATTGATAGGAAGTCGCCAGCGGTTCGGGCGCCACCCTGATCGACAGTCAAACGGGTTTCGCGGTCGATACCGAACATGATAACGACAGGAACTTCGGCGTTGGCCTCTAGGTTCGCAAGACACCTATGTTGCCCGTCGTTGAGCTTGCCATCCACAGCGACAATGATCGGCTCGCCGTTCATCGCCCAGCGGCCTTCCGCCATATCCGCAGCATATTGCGTAACCTTGACCTGTCGGATCGAACGGTTGTCGAAATTCTGCTGGAGCATCGCTTTCGCAAGCGGCGGCGAAAGCGTCGTGACCTCGATGAACGGTCCAGCCTTGGATCGTTCTACGCAGTCCATGAACCAAGCCGGAGTGCCCGTTTCAGGTTTGAATAACTGGGTAGCCATGCTATATTCCTTCTCGACTGTATGAGGGGCCGCGTTTCGCTTACCTCGGAGCGCGGCCCAAAACGCTCCGGCGAATTCCTTCATCTTTTGAGACGCCCAAGACCGTAGAGAACGGTCGTATGGTCACGGTTGAGCGCACGGCCGATGGCGGGCGTAGACCAACCCATGTCGCTAAGGGCGCCCATGGCTGACCAGCGAGCCCAGCAAAGACGCTGGCGCTTGCCTGGGCCGAGCAGCTCAGCAACCGGGACGCTCCACGCTCTGGCGGCGTTCTCTATGACGCGGTCTGCGGCCGTCATACTTCCCTCAGTTCGATTTGAGGGAACAGGTGACGGAAGATGGCGGCGCGTAGGGGATAGTCCCGCACGACGAAGCCCTTGCTGTCCTCGACCACCTGCTTTTGTGATTTTACCTCGACGTAAGCGAAGTCGCCGGTGAACCGCGCGGCTTGGTGGTTCTTCATCATCACGGGCTTGCCGGATATGACGAATTCGAACCTGGGCTGAATCTGGAGCGACATGATCTCATGCGCCCGCTCAAGCAGATGCAGTTCGTTGCAGCGCTTTGCCTCTCGGCCGCTGTCGTGCCTATGCCCGTGGAGGCATTCGGTTTTCTTGGCGCCGTACTTGCTCACCGCGCGCCCTTCCGGTTCCAGCTGCGGACGCGGTGTTCCCACTCCCCAAGCTGATCCCATTGTCCGCAGTCCTTCCAGAGAACCGGGGCGAGCCACTGGCGACGCTTGGTGTCCTCGTAGGCGCGAATGGCCTTGGTCTGAATCATGCCCGCGCCCTCCCCTTCAAGGCAGCGGCGCGGCGGGCCAGGTATTGGCGATGCTCGTAGCTGGAGAGCGTTTGCTGAACCAACTCGTCCAAGCGCTTCATGGCTTTGCGTTGGCGATAGGAGGCTATGAGATGGGAGATCATGCCGGGAGCCTTTGGATCAAGGCCGCAACCAGCGACGGGATTCGAGCCCGGCAAGGCTCATCGTCTATGATCGTACCGTCTTCAGCTTTCCATGCTTCTTTGCCGATATAGACTGCGATCTCGTCTAGCAGACCGCGATAATAGTCCTCGTTTCGAGAGAACTGCGCTGCCGTTTCCACCCAGCAATTGCGCTCGTGGACGGCGCGCTCAAGCGTATCCGGAATGCCAAGTTGCTCAATATACGCTGCTGTCATTGAGTTCATGCCACCATCCTCCGAAGCTTCATGCCGCGCGAGATCATCCGCGAACTGACGACCCGGATTTGCGGCTTCTCGTCACCGTCAAGGACGTTATCGAGCGCCGCGCGGGTCAGCGTTGCATTGTCCTCCGCGTTGTCTGCGGCGATCTCTGCCGGCGGCGTCCCATCGTCTTCGGGGATATCGAAAGCGCCCTGGCTCATCAGTTCGATCACGGCCCCGGTGAAGTCCGCGCCGAGAACCGCCATGATGCTGAAAATGTGTTCAGCCTTCAGTGCGCGCCATTCGGTCGTTTTCTCGGGATCGGCCATCGCGGCCTCAATCAACCGATCTGCCACGCCAGAACGGTTCGCTAGCTGCTTGACCGACCAGTCGCGGCCACGACCGACGAACCTGCGCAATGCGTCACCGATCTGGCGGCCAGCGACGTTGCGGGAAATGATCGGCTCAAAGTCCGCTGTTTCTCCACGGGGCGTCATTTAGATGCACCTCCGAAATGATCGATGAAGCCCCTAGCCTTGACCCCATCTCGCTGAGCGCGGCGGTAGCGCGCGTGCTGGCGGGCATCGGCAAGCTCGATGAGGCCATAGACTCCGCCAAGCACGAAGGCCGTGCCGAACACGCCGATCACGATGCTCCAGAAGTCAGCCATCAGGCTTCTCCGTCATGTTGAGTGAGACAAGGACCGGCGGGGTGTTGAAAAGGGGGTGGGCACACCCCGCCGGGAGTTTCCGCCGGTGCTGCCGGGCGGGTATCGGTCATGCTGCTGCAGCCTGGGCAAACGACGCCATGTACGTCCGCAGTTTCGCGATCGTGGACATGCGGGGCTCGCGTCCTACGCTCAGCTCACCAACCAGCTTGGGATCGCCAACGGCGTCCATGCCGAACTTCGACGGCGAAAGACCGTGAGCGCGCGTGAATGCGTCTATCTCGCGCAACAGTGGATAAACGGTCGCGTCCGGCCGGGCGGCTGGATTATATTTCAGTGGCGCCCGAACCGCTTTGCGGCGCGGATTGTCGATCCGCTTCGGGTCGGGCAGACTGCCAACATCGAACGTGCCAGCGCGGATGGCTGCGATAACCGTCAGCAAATCGGGGCCGGGATGAAACCACTCGCGCCGTTGATGAAGATGTTCGAACGCCGCGTGGAATCTATGCTCCAACTGGAATCCGTGGCCCGCGTCGATCTCGGCCACAACTTCCAGCGCGAACGGCGACCAAGTCTCAAGGTTGCTCGCCCTGCCCTGCGGCTGCTGACTGCATCCGATCTTGATCGGGCCGTCCATGCCTATAGGCTTGATGAAATAAACCCTCCTCATACGGCAGCCTGCTGCGCCGCGATGGCTTGCAGGGCGAGTTCGTACCTTGGATCGGGTATGGGCGCGTTCTCCGCGCGGGAGATCGTCGTTTGATCGACTTTCAGGATGGCTGCGAGCTGGGCTTGACTAAGGCCGAGTCCCTTGCGACGCAGCTTGAGCGGGTTTGCCTGTTCCATGTCGCGAATATATGCGCATGCGCATGAGTAGTGCAAGCAAATTATGCGTCGGCGAGTTTGGTCCACAACGGACCATGTTGTACCGGCCACGCATGGTTGATGACCTCGCAACGAAAATTCGGAAATTCCGGCAGTCGCTCGGGCTCAACCAGCAAGAGTTCGGTGAGCAATTCGGCGTGACGCAAGGTAGCGTGTCTCGTTGGGAAAAAGGATCTGTGCCCGATCCATCGGCCTTGGCGAGCATGGCTGGCAGAATGGGTATAGACTTGCGGCAGTTAATCGGCGCAGACTTCGACGGCGCGGCGCTAAATGGACCCAGATTATTTGTGAAGGGGGCTGTAGCGGCCGGCGTGTGGAGAGAAGCTGTGCAGTGGGATGAGGGCGAATGGCAGCCCTATACAGGCGGTGATCATTTCTCGGCGCCAAAGGAATCGCGATACGGTTTGCGAGTCGATGGCGAGAGCATGAATATGGTTTACCCTCCGGGCACTATCCTGGATTGCGTCTCCACGATCGGAACTGGCTTGGTTCCGATGAATGGACAGAGGGTAATCGTCGTTCGGCAGCGCGTTGACGGCGAGTATGAGTCTACCGTCAAAGAGTATGTCCGCGATGGCGATAAGGAGTGGCTTGTCCCCCGCTCCTTCAACCCCGGTTTTCAGGCGCCTATCGAGATAGGTAGTCGCGAGGATGGGATTGTTGAAACGGTCGTCATGGCGATCGTCAAGGGTAGCTACCGCCCCGAATAGCCCAAAAGCGTAAAAGCGCATAAAAATGCGTTAGCGCATAAAATGTGCTTGACGATATGAGTATGCGCATATAAACCCCCTTCAACACGATCAGAGTGTTGGAGGCTCAAGGCCATGTTCGTTCGTTCCGCCCCTTTCGTAAAAACCACTCGCGAGTGGGCCGCTATGGCTCCTCGTCGGAGTGTCGATCGCGCCGCCAAGCGCTACGCCCGTGAGAACATGGTGGCGATCGTGATGCTCGCAAACGACGATGCTGTCGCCTACCTCTACGACGTGGCGAATGATCGTGTCGCTACCAAGATCGTGCACAAGCCGGAGTGGGTCGCGTGAAGGGCGATCTACGCTGCATCGAAGGGCGTCTTTTCCGCCACGATCCGCAATGCGACGATCCGTACCTTGAGACGGACGTTGGCGAATGCCCGGACTGCTCCGGTGATGGCTGCGGCGATGACGGCGAGCCCGTTTCCAAAGCTGGCCGCTCTGCTCTGTGGGCTTCGGCATGACCGCTCACTCCCACCTAGAAGAGGGGCAGGATAAGGGCGCGTCGGCGTTGCTGACCGGGCTTTCGTCGGCTGCGCCGATCGAGCCAGCTTCGCCGTCTCGACCAGAGGCTTCAATCCCATCGCGCGGCTTTACGCCGGGGCCGTGGGCTTGGTTTGGTAATCGCAGCGGCGGCGTCTATCTCGCTACGCCCGATCGCGGTCGCCGGTACATTATGGGTTTCAGCCGTTACGGGATGAACGGCGCGCAGCCAACATTCTGCGTCGGCAACATTATGCGGCCCGCCGCTGAGCTGGTTTCGTTCGCGGTCGGCGATGGCACTGCCCGGGGCTTTAAGGAAGCTGACGGCGATGCGTCAGTTTACCGATACGACATCCGAGAAATAGACCATCCAGACGCCCGCCTGATCGCCGCTGCGCCAGATATGTATGAGGCGCTGGCTTCCTACGCGGATCAATTGTGCGAGGGCTGGTGCGAAGGTGCGCCGGAATTTGCGCATTTCGATGATTGTGGCGGATGTCGGGCTAGCCGCGTGTGCGCAAAGGCTCGCGGGCAATGAACGCCCCCGCGCACATCACGGCACACAACGCTCTCCGTTACTGCCCTACCTGCACAGCAATGTCAGAGATGGCTGAAGACGGAACGTGTCTTGAATGCCTCTCCATCATCGACCTGACCCTCTGGCAGGAAACAGAGGAAGCCTTCCAGGCCAACGAGCGGGCGGCTGAGATCGCTGCAAAGCTTGATCCGGTCGATCCCTTCTTTGCGTCCGATCGGGCGCTCAACCGTGGATATTTATCATGAGCGATAAGCCGACAATGCGCGAGTACGCGACAGAGCGGGCCAAGTCGATGCGGTGCAACTGCGATCTCGACAATTGGGAGCCGACGCCAGCCACCGGACATAGTCATGTCTGCCGCATTCACACTGCCGCCGTCGTGGACTGGGCAGCCGGTAAGCCGCTCAACCGTGGATATGGGAGGATTTGATGGCCCACAATCAGCCGGCATTTCCGCAGAACGATTTCAGCGCGTACACCGACGATCGCAGCGGCATGACCCTTCGCGACTATTTCGCGGGGCAGGCTCTAAACGGTCTTTGCTCGAACCCCGCGATGTTCGACGGCTCGGGAACGCTGACCCAAGTCCGAGCACAGGAAAGCTGGGTCGTTGAGGTCGCTAGCACGCTTGCCGACGCCATGCTGGTCGAGCGCGCGAAGGGCGGTGAGGCATGACCTTCATCGATCATCTGTTCGATAGCCTCAATGCTCCTGGTCCTAATCAGAGATGGTTGGAATCTCAGGGGAATGTTGCTCGGAAGGGGTATGAGGAAATGATGGAAGAGCGGGCGATGCGCTCGCCTTGCTCACGCCGTTCTGGCGGGTCTTCGACCCCGAGCCAACAAGTTGTCTCGGCCCTGCCGGGCGCCTCCCACTATCGCATGGAGAAATAGTATGGACTTCTTGGAATTTCCAAAGATGCCGCGCCTTGCCCGAGAGATTATCATCACGGAGAAGATCGACGGCACCAACGGGCAGATCGCGTTCGATGACGATGGCAAAATGTACGTCGGCTCGCGGTCGCGCTGGATCACCCCGGAAGCGGATAACCACGGCTTCGCGCGGTGGGCGTTCGCTCACGAAGAGGAATTGCGTGAACTCGGACCCGGCCGCCACTTCGGCGAATGGTGGGGCTCTGGTATCCAGCGCGGCTATGGCCTGTCGAACGGAGACAAGCGCTTTTCGCTGTTCAATACAGCCCGTTGGTCAGACGCGCGGCCCGCGTGCTGTGGCGTCGTGCCGGTACTTTACCAAGGCCCGTTTCACACTGCCGCTGCAGAAGAAGCGCTGGCGCGCCTCAGGTTATGCGGAAGCGTTGCGGCACCTGGGTTCATGAAGCCGGAGGGGATCGTCCTTTTCCACGTCGCCGGAAACTTCGGTTTCAAGCGCACGCTCGAAAAGGATGAGCAGCCGAAGAGTTTGGCAGCGTGATCGCGTCAGTCGACACTCGCCCGGAGGGTGGAGACAGCTTGCTGGCTCCATTCACGAGTGGCGCGGTGCCGAAGGCAGACGCCCAAACCACCCCATCGGAGAACCCCTCATGCTTCAAGAGAGCGTGGAAGCAGACATTCACCGCGAAGTGATCCGCGTGAAGGCTCTCAGCAATGCCTGGGACGACCTCGCGGCAACCGCTCTCACCGGAGAGGGCTTCGATGATGCTCGGGCACGGTTCTGGCGGCTGCATAACAGCAAAGGTCAATCGCAGTGAGTGACTATGCACTTTCAATGATCGAAGCGGAAATCGCTTCTGGCAAGGCAACCGTGCGCAGTCTCGGCGCACTCTACATGGTCGCAATGACCAGCCGTCCGGCCGCATTCGAAGGGTCCGGCTCATTCGCCGACATAAACAAGGCGATCATGGATTTGCGTTGCCCTGACGGCAACGTGGCCGAACGCGCCATGTCGCTAGAGCCAATCAAGAAGGTGGCGTGGTCGCTTTACGAGGCGGTCGGCACGGCTCGCGCTCGCGGAGAACAATCATGACAGAACAAGCTACCGAAGCGGTGCTGGTGATCCAGGCTGATCGTGATGCTGCGGCAGATTGGATGTCGACGCAGAGCTACGATTGGGGCTTTTGCGGAGATGTCCGCTCCGACCGCGTAGAGCATGATCTGCCGATCGCCTTCGCTAAACACCGCATAGCCCACACCCCACCCTCTACCGGTGAAGCGGTAATGCGGGAAGCTGCTGCGAAGGTGGCGGAACGTATCGTCAATGATCTGTGCGGACGAGACTGGCCCGCGAAGGTCGAAGAAGTAGCTCGTCTGATCGAACGCACCGACACCCGTTTCGACGAATTTGACGAGCTGAAAAGCAAGCTGCGGTGCGTCATATCGCACGCAACTGGCGGCGGGTGCATGGATATCGACTTGCCGCTGAACGAGATCAGCGTTCGCATATCGAAGCACCACAACCGGATTTGGGAGGCGGCGCAAGAGTCGGCCAAGGCCAAAACCCCCGACACTCGTTCCGATATAATCAGGGAATTGGTGGAGGCGTTGGAGCCGTTCGCGGACGCGTGCACGATCAGCAATGCGGCTGACCACGAAGACATAGACGACACGATCGCGGCAACGAAGATCACGTGGGCCGATCTGCGTAAAGCCAAGCGGACCCTCGCCAAGGTGCAACCATGACCGGGTTACTTGAACTAGCTGAGAGGCTGGAGAGGGCGGCGGGGCCGAAGACGATTAAGTTCGGCGTCTGGCCGACGGGCGGCTGGGTAATCGCCGGAGCCCGCGAGACCGTCGAACTGCTTTGCGCAGTCTGGAACGCACGCGTCGAGATCGGGAACGCCCTCCGCGCTCGTCATCACATAGAAGGGAATAGGGAATGAAAAGCGAGTCTGGCCGCGCGCCTGCTGCTGCGAGCCGCGTCAACCAATCAGTCCGCGTTGTCGATGAGCATCAGGACTACGACTTCTGCCCTGAGGCCGGAATGTTGCGCCTGTCGACGCACAATAACGAAGTTGGATGCTGGTGGCAGGGCGACTTCGTGGACTTCCGTGGCATCGTCACGATTCAAATGGAAGACACCTACACGCGCCTAGATACCGTTGCCGGCGGCAGGTGTCATGTTCGCACATGGCAGCGTGGTTACGGAGACCGAACTGTCGCGCAGCTGTGCCGCGCGTTTCTGACCGACCTTCACGGCGCACCCCTCAAAGAGGGAGAAGACAAGTGAGCAAAGACATTCCTGACCGCAAGGAAGCGGCTGCGATCCCTGAGGGCATGGTGCCTTGGCATGGCGGCGATAGCGCGCCGGATGATTGGGATGGAGGATGGGTGCTTTGCGATGACGGCGAGATGTACACTCCCCCGCTTGAATGGGCTAGCCCGAGCGGAGGCCCTGACATTATCGCCTACACCCCCAAGCCAGCCTCTACGGGGGTGGGTGAGCCGAGCGACACCGATCTGCTCAACGCTATCCGCGACGAATGCTGGGATTTGCGCAGCTTCGACGTTCCTACCGGCGGCGATGATGTCGACGTTGCGTGGCGCGTTGTCGGGCACTGGCAGGCCGAGCCGCGCGAGCGGGTGATTGCCGAAGAGTATTCCCACGATCCTCGCGTTGCGATCCGCGCTGCTATGAAGGCAGGCGACCCCGAGACGTTCCGCGCCCTTTCCCAACCCCCTCTCTCGGATAGTGGGGACGATCGGTTGAGGGAGGCGCTGGCAGTCGGCGAGCGCTTTCTCGACAAGTGCTATTCAGCTTGGTCGTGCGGAGAGCCATCGCATCGCGTCAAAGCCATGCTGGATGCAGCGGATGAATTCCGGGCGACGTTGAACGTCCTGCCCGCCGCCCTCTCTCAGCAACCCGCCGATACGCGCCCAATCAGCGATCCGACCAAGCGCATGGAGAAGATATTAGATACGCCGTTCGTGCCCACCGCTCCACATCGCGGGGAGGGGTGAGAGATGCGCTCATGGATCAAAGAACTGATTCCGTGTCTCGCGGTATGTCTCGTTGTTCTTCTTATGGTGGAGTGGAGGTGATGCCGGGGATTTACTTGGCGAATGCCGCTTCGTGTCACCGCAGAGGCGATCCCGACGTACAGCGCTTATCCGACAGAGATCGAGCGCGACGAGCTTACCCCCTCTTCTCCCTCCCCATCCATGGAGTCCTGAACAATGGCTACCAAGGCAGCCACACCCGAGCCCGATAACATGCGGATTTGGGCAGCGGTCGAAAAGACCGACCCGAAGCACACCAAGCCCGTCGAGTTCGGTCGCAAGTTCACCGCGATCGACGCCCACTATCAGATCCGAGAGGCAACCCGCGTGTTCGGCCCGATCGGAGAGGGCTGGGGCTACACGTCTGATCGCCCGATATTCGAGGACGGCTTGGTCATCGTGCCTGTCACCCTGTGGCACGGTACGCGGCAAAACACGTTCGGCCCGATATACGGCAGCACGACCGTCCGCGACCGCAAGGGCAACGTGGACAAGGATGCGCCCAAGAAGGCGACCACGGACGCGGTTACCAAGGGCCTATCGCAACTGGGCTTCAATGCTGACGTGTTCCTCGGCAAGTTCGATGACAACAAATACGTCGCAGACATGGAGCGCGAGTTCCACCCGCCGGCCAACGATCAACCAGCCAAGCGGGTCAAGCTCGACGGCCCCTACACGTCCAAAACGGCGCTGTGGACCGCTGTAAAGGCGTTCGACCGCGATGCTCGCGGCTGTGGCGATATGGACATGCTGGAAGCCCTCATGGCGAGCAAGGAAACGGTCGAACTGTTCGCTCAGCTAGAGCGTGACGCTCCGCAGCTGCTCCACGGCGGCGACAGCCTGCCAGACGAGTACGAACCGTTGCTGGCATTGGTCGCGCGGCTTCGCATCGACTTCAACGCTCCCACCTATCTCAACGCAGGATAACAGACATGCAGATCATCGCAATTTCGGGCAACATAGGTCGGGACGCTGAGTTTCGCACCACCCAGCAAGGCGACAAGGTGTTGTCCTTCAACGTCGGTGTTCAGCAGGGCTGGGGCGAGCGGGCCTCTACCAACTGGTTTCGCTGCTCCGTCTGGGGCAAGCGTGCCGAGACACTGAACGGCAAGCTGCTCAAGGGTGTCCGTGTCTTCGCCTCGGGTGAATTCTCCGTCAGCGAGTACGAAGGAAAGACCCAGCTTAACGTTCGCGTGAATGACCTGGACTTTGTGAACCGGGCGCCGGGTAATTCCGATCGCGGATCGGAGGCCGGTCGCGGAAGTCCGCAACAGCACGACGAACTCAACGACGATTGCCCTTTCTAGTGTTTGGTCGCGCTGCCTTTCGTCGCCGGGTCGACAACAGCCATCGCGCCGATAGCTGGAAGCGTTGCGAGCCGTTCCTGAAATGGTTGCGCGGTCGCCCCTGCTTTATCTCGGTGCAGAGCCGATCGCACGTCTGCGAGGGCAAGGTGCGCGCATGCCACTTCGACCCATGGGGCGACAAGGGCATGGGCACGAAGGTTTCGGATTCCGCCGCGATGCCGATGTGCGACGGCGCCCACGCCGAGCAAACCGACCGGCTCGGCTGGCCAGAGTTTCAACGGAAATACGCCTTTGACGGTCGCGATGTAGTCACAGCCTACTGGCTCGAATGGCTGGAAGGCACGCCGATGGGCCGCGCGTGGAAAGGCAAGATGGAGGCTGGCAACGATGGCTGACCGGTTCGCACCATTGCACTACCGCAAGACGCTTCAGGGGTTCCAACCCGTCTCGGCAGCGGCGCGCGAGTTCCACGCAAAGACCGCGATCGGCAAGACCGTAGAGTTGAAGGGCAGGCGCCCGCGCAATCCCGGTCATCACCGCAAGCTGTTCGCGCTCCTGGCATTGCTGGCAGACAACCGAGACGAGTTCTCATCGGCCGATGACGCATTGCTCGGGCTGAAGGCCGTGCTTGGCTACGGGTCATGGAAGCTGCTGCACCCGAAGGCCGAACGGGAAGTGTTCGTGCCCGACAGCATCGCTTTCGAGAACATGGCGCAGGACGATTTCGAAGCATTCTACGAACAGGCGATTGCTGCCGTCCAACGCTGGTGGCTGCCTGTTGCTGACAACGATTTACGCGAAGCCATCGAAAGCTTTGCAGCATGACTTCGAAGCGCAGCAATACCGCTAGCGCCAAGGGCCGGGATATCGCCCCCGGTGTTCCGGCCCAGAAAGGTAAATGACATGACGACTGGCATTGAATCTCTTATCGCAGAGATGGCCGCCAATCCTGAACTGGCGTGGGCGTGGCATTGCAACATCGCCATGCCGATCATGGATGCAGCGGGCGTCTCGCATCAAGTCGCGAACGAAACGGCGGCTCACCTGATGCAGCACCTTTTCCGGTATGATATTACGCAGCATCCGCACTATGTCTACGAGAAGAGTGGCGCGCAGCAATATGCTGAAATGCGTATTGCGATGGACGCTGAGGAAGACGCCGAGATAGCGAGGGCGCGGCAATGACCGCCCTCCACACCCGCCTCCCCAATTTCGAGCATGAAGCCCATGTACTATCCGTACGCCGGCAGATGCTTGCCCTAGATCCTCTCGCCAATGAACGCTGGCTCCGTCGAGCAAAAGCATATCCCAGGTTACAGAGGATCAAGCGGAGGGCGGGGTTGTGAGCGACTGGCACAGGTTCAACGATCAGTTCCGCGAAACCTTTTGGGAGCGGCAAGAGCGCCAGCGGAAGGCCCGCATAAAGGCGCGCGCAGCCCAAGCCCAGGAGACACCCCCTCCCCCCAAGGACATTCAGGGAGACGATAAGCCATGAACTGGCGAACGATGATCTCCGCCCCGAAGGACGGAACAACTGTCATGCTCTGGAACGGCCCGAAGGCCCGCTACAAGATCGTGACGGGTCGTTACAACAACACGTTCGGCTGGCAGTCGGCGCCGGGTGCATGGCCCTGCTCACCCAAGGCTTGGGCTCCTATGCCCGATGAGCCGGAAGGCATTCAGGGATGACCCAGGCCGAGCGCTGCAACGTGAAGGAGGCGCGCCTCATTACGGGGTTGACCGAACGCACCTTGCAGAGTCTTGCAGCAAGGGGAGAAATTTGGAGCGCCGCCAAGCTAGGTGGGTGCTGGTCATTTGATAGGATGAGGCTCCGGGCATGGGTGCGCGCAAACGAAGCAGCAAACGAGAACCGGATCGCCTCTACGCACGAGGCGGCGTTTTCTATGCGCGTGTCACCGTCAACGGGCGGGAGTTTCGACAATCCCTTAAAACTCGCGATCGAGCGGAAGCTGAAAGGCGCCTTGAGCAATGGCTGAAAGGTCGATCACCCTATCACGGCACGATCCGGCATACCTTTCGGGAAGCAGCGGCGCTGTGGCTGGAAGCTGGCGAATGGAAGCCGAAAACGCTTCGGGGTTATGCCAAGCTGCTCACCGTACTGGACGCCTATTTCGGCGAACACTTCTGGGATCAGGTGGACAAGGTTGCGCTGCAAAGCTTCATCGAGACTCGGCGCGCTGCCGGCTCTGGAACCGCGACGATCAACCGCTACCTCTCCGTTGTGTCGGGAATAGCCGACCATGTGAAAGAACTGGACGGCTGGCCGGAGATCAACCCAGTTTCATTGCTGCCAAAGAAGCCGCGTCGGGAAAAGCGCAACACCTATATCCGTCCACCAGCGGAGGATATAGAGGCGTACTTTGCCCGGATGCACGGAACATTCGGCGACTTGTGCCGGCTGGCCCTGCTTACGGGCGCCAGGATGGACGAACTGGCCACCCTGAAGGCTGTGGATGCCCGTGGGGGCAAGATGCAGCTATGGATGACCAAGCACCGCTTCCGGGTCGTGCCGCTCACTGGCGAGGCCCTGGCGATCGTCAACCGGCAACCCGAGCATCGGTGCGGTTATCTGTTCGTGACGCGCAACGGCGGCCCGTACAAGCGGGTGACGGAGATGTGGCGGGAGATCAGGCACCGGGCACAAAAGATGGTACAGCGCGAAGGGCGGCGATTACTGCACATGCGCTTCCACGATCTGCGCCACGAGTACGCCATCCGCTATCTGGAAAACGGTGGGTCGATCTACACGCTGCAACAGCTATTGGGGCACAGCACGATCGGGCAGACGGAGGAATATCTGGCGTATCTCACGCCGGAGAATGCGGAAGCGGTCAAAAAGTAGACGGCACAAACGACGGCACACTTGCAGCGGTTTCTGGATGTGCTATAGTCCGTTTCACGGCGGAAATCCGAGAGTTTGGAGAGGTGGCAGAGCGGTCGATTGCAGCGGTCTTGAAAACCGCTAGCAGAGAACACCGCAACACCGCAGAAATCTCCCAAACCCGCAGAAGTCCTAGCCGAAGCAACCGCGTTCCCCGCCTGTTCGCGAAGAACATCCGGGCACAGGAGTCGGCACAGTGACCGTCGCTGCATCTGTTTCATGGCCTGAACGGCAAGGGCACCTTTTTTGCCCTCCTGTGTGGCGGGCCATCAAGGATGGTGACGACGAAGCGCGTGAGTTCTTCGACAGACACTATAGCCGAAAGCGTTATGCGGATGGGCGCGAGCCGAAACTGTTTGTCGGCCCCGGTGAGAAGCTCGTTCTCGTAACAGCCTGTCGGCGCGCTTTGTTCGTATGGCGCAAGTTCATCAGCGGCGATGGGCAGCAAGGCGTCAACTGCGCCATTTTTCGGAATGAGGGTGCTGGCCTTTCTTCGTGGCTGATCACGGAGGCCGACGCCGTTGCGGATGCCCGCTGGCCGGGCGAGCGCCATTACACCTACGTCAATCCCCGCGCCATCGGCTCAAGCAATCCGGGGTTCTGTTTTCTGCGTGCCGGATGGCGGCGCTGCGGGGTCACGAAGTGGAACAAACTGATCATCCTCGAAAGGAATGCAGCATGAACAACGCAATCGATATCTCGTCAGAAGCTTCGCGCACCTACACCTTTGCGAACGGCGCCACGTTCACCATCGCCGAGCCCGCCGGGCTCCACGTCATCACCGACGATCGCGGGACGACTCATCGGGTCGTTGACAAGGCTGGCGTCACGCATCGGCCGGAGCGCGGCTGGGTTGGCATTTCGTGGCTGCCCCGCGATGGCCAGCCGGCGTTCGTCGCGTGATCGCGTCATGCGGTACTCGCCCGAAGGGCGGAGACGCGCATGCGGCTCCGGCTCTGCCGAGTGACGCGGTCGGCGAAGCCGAGACGCCCAACCTCAGTAGCCCTATTCCAGACACCCTGAATGCGGGAGGGTGTGAATGAGCGAGCGCAAGAGGCTCGTTGCGGCCATTTCGCAGCTTCATAGCGTGATCGAGCAGATGCACGCGGCATATCTCAATGACCGCGCCGTCGATCGCGCCAAGGCAATAGGCGACTTCGCGGAGCGCGGGGCTGCCATCGCCCGTCCCATTCTCGATCGCTACCCGCCAAACTACGGACGCCCTCTCCCCAACCCCTCGAATGAGGGAGGCGCGCGTGGGTGAGCGTGACCTGGGGCCAACCGATGAAAGTTGGCGAGCAGTCCCACGGCACGAAGGTGCCTATGAGGTATCGTCTATCGGGCGGGTTAGAAATGCCCGAACCCTGCAAGTCCTCATCCCCTGGCTGCGGAGGGGTTATCGCACGGTCGGTCTCCATGTAGGACACAAAAGGCGGTTTGTTTCCGTTCATTCGCTCGTACTTGAGGCATTCTCGGGCCCGCGCCCAGCGAACGCCCAGGGCGCCCATTTGGATGGCGATCCGCTAAACAACCGCGTCGACAACCTGAAGTGGTGTTCAGCGAAAGAGAACGCCGCTCACAAGTTTTCACACGGCACCAACCGTGCCGGCGCTGAATCCTGCAAAAGCAAATTCACCGATCGGCAGGTCGCAATCATTCGCGACATAGCGGCGGCTGGAATTTCGCGGAGGGGGATCGCTGATCTGCTCGGAACGGATCTGACAACGATCAGCCATATCGTTGAACGGCGAACCTATGCCGCCGACGCGTCTCCGCCATCCGGCGACCATCCCTCGCGCGAGAATCTAATCTGCCGATGCGGCGGTAACGTCGATGCATGGAAAGGCAATGGGCCAAGAGGCCGGTATGTCTACTGCGAGTGCGATCGGTGCCATAGGAAAACTGGCCATTTCAGCACCCGGTTTTGGGCCGAGGTGGCATGGCGCGATAGCGATGGAAGCCCGAAGGGCGGAGACGCTTGCGGCTCCGTTCACGACAGCGCGGGCCGTCAGGCATCGCCCAACCCCAATCAGGACACCCTCAATGACCGATAGCCCTTTACCGGTGACAGTAACCGAGGTGGAACGCGCCGACCCCACCATGCCAACTAACGAAGCGGGGCTGCGCGTGACGCAGGACGATCGGGAGGCTGTCGTCTCCTGTCATACGCTAATGCCAGCAATCGAAGCGGATATTCTGTCGGGCAATCGCGACCACCATCCGTGGGTCCAGGGAATGGCCCGCCAACGTCTCTCCGCCTTCGCAGCCGGTGAGCGCGCGGGGATCGAACGGGGACATGCCGCACTACTCCCGTTCACCTCGCACAGCGTCGGATGCGCGATCTATCAACGCAGTTGGGCATTGGGCGCACCTCCCTGCACTTGTGGGTTGGACGCTGCCCGCAACCTCTCTGCCCTCATCCCAGGAGCGAACAATGACTGAGGCCTTCGAACACGCCATCCGGTGCGCTCTGCAAATGGAGCCGCCTTTCAACGATCTGGACGGGGACGAACGCCAGGCGCGCATTGCTAGCGTCAAGCGCACCATTTCCGACGCCCTAGAGCGCTCCGACCCCCGCCAGGCCGTTACGCGGTTCGAGCTTGCCGACGAGTTGTGCGATGCTGTCGAGCCACGCACGATAGCCGGCGAAACCGAGGCGCCCGCGTTCTTCGATAGCTCGCCCGAGGTCCAAGAATATTGGCTGGCGCTCGCCGATGTGGCTTTGGCCATGATCAACCCCCGCCTTGGGGAAGGGATGGTGGTGGTGCCGAGGGAGCCGACGCTGGAGATGGTTATTGCCGCTGAGCGGTGCGATGCTGAGGACATTTGGCGCGCCATGATCTCCGCAGCCCCTCCGCCGGAACGCGTACAGCCGGTGGGGGAGGTGGAAAGCGTGAGGGCGACTCTGACTGAGATCGCGGAAGCTTATGACAAGTGGGACCCCCAGGCGCGTTTTGCTAGCACCGCTCTGTTTGTGTGCAGCGTCAAGGCCAAAGAGGCTCTCGCCGCCCTCAACGCCCCTACCAGTGGGGAGGGGTCTGCATCCCCCTCCACCGACGCGGCGCGGATGAGGGAGGCTATCCGCGACGAGGTCATCAATTCCCCAGAGACTGCTGACTTCATGGCCGGCGTCCCGCTAGAGGCTGCTCACCAGCGCGATCGTTGGGGCGCAGAGCATGATGCAGGCAAAGCGCCGCTCGATTGGTTTTGGCTCATCGGCTATCTCGCGCAAAAAGCCGCGACCGCGCAAATCGCCGGCGACACGAACAAGGCCCTGCATCACACGATCAGCACCGCAGCCGCACTCGCTAACTGGCACGCCGCGATCTCCGGCACCGATACTCGCATGCGTCCCGGGATCGACCCAGCCGCACTCCAGCCAGCGGAGGGTAGCGATGGGGAGTGAGCTAGGCTTGGTCGGAACCATCCGCTCAATATTCGCCGACGTGGAAATCCGTCGAGGCGCTAGGCCACCAGAGGTCGTGCGGACCAAGTGGGATCGCGCGTTGCTGATTGCAGACGTGAAGGCGCGACCACATAACTATCGGCATTGCTCGGCATGCGACTCGGGTCCGTGGCACAGATCGTGGATGAGCTGGGATGGCGTCGAGCCGCCGCTTGGCACAGGGAAGAGCTGGATCGGCCCTTGCTGCTCGGGGGCGGATTGATGCCCATGACCACGACAGACGAGCGCGAGAGGGTAGGTCCCCATGCTATCGGTAGAGAAGGGATGATGCTGGAGGTGGGCCATGGACCCGAATAAGCGAGGCAACCCGCCGTTTGAGCCAAGCAGCTATGCAGCGGGGTTAGAGCGGCGTCTAAAGCGCGAGATCGAATGGCGCAACAAGGCGCTAGATATGGCACGCACGATGATCGAGGGAGGCTATGAAGAGCAGGGGCTGGCAGCCGACTGGTGGCGGGATCAGCTCAACCCGGTAGAGGTCGAGCTTTCCACCTCTGGCTGAAACACGAAGGGATTGAGGGATGGACTATTGGGAGAAGCTCGCGGAGTTGCAGGCGGGCGACAGTATCGAGCGCACGATTGCGGGCATCGCGGAGGATATTCGCGATCGGCGCGGCATCGGCAACGAGCTTGAGCAGATCGATGACCAAACCGTCGTCGGGATGCTGGAATCGTGGGTCGCGATTGCTCGCGCGACCATCTAGAATGTCCCCACCCAATGACGAGAAGGCCGCATGAGCCTTAGGCCGTTTTCGCTGGGTTTGTGGATCGGCACGCTGATCTTATGGGCTATGGCTGCCGGAGTGGCCTACGTGGCGCTCGCGAACCCGCTCTCTGGCGCGGCCAAGCTGCTGCTATTGGTAGCAGCTATTGTGCTGGCCATGAACGGTATCGGCCGGCAACTGGAAGCCTAATGCTCCCCGCTCAAATCCTAATCGGTCTAATAGGTATAGGGATGGTGGGGTATGGGGTGGAGAGATTGTACCGCCGCTTGAAATGTTGGGGAATCAGGCGTCACTAGATGCCATGCTAGACTTCGATACGATCCTTGGCCCCTTGGTGGGTATATGCCGGCGCCGCGATCTCAAGATGCAGTGGCGGACCTATCCGAAAGATGGCGCTTGGGAGGCTGTCGTTCATGCCGGACGACGTGACGGTGACGGGGCTCAACCCCAATGGCTCGGGAAGGGTCTAACGGAAGCCGCCGCGCTTGAGGATGCTGCCGGTTCTGCTGCCAGATATTGGGATGATAGAGGGCAGCACGGTATATCACAGACGTTGCTGGACTTGGTGAGACGGTAGGCAGCGGGCTGTTTGCCGGCGCGAATCCAACAATGAAATAGCTGCGGGCCAGATCAGAACTGGCAACCCGTTTCGGCCTGCGCTTACAGGCATTGGCTACTTTCTCTGGCGGAAACCCCGGACGAGTCACCAGAGCGCGGGAACAACCATCGGAATGTGTCTTGACCACATCGCCGCAGCGGGTTCCTGCGTACCACGCACACCCCTCCCCGTCAAGTTGCGTTCGGTAGAGGAAAGGAGTAAGGTTCGGGGATGGAAGATGCTGACCGACGCCATCTCTATCTAACGCTGCTCAACGGTCTGGCGGATAACATCCGCAACGCGCCCGGTAGCTGCGACGTTATCGGCCATGACTGGTCGCCGTGGCACCGAACGGCGCTGCGTCCGGATATCCCATTCAGCGCCATCCCTGTAACTGACGGCATGGTCCGGGACTCTGTCGTACACATCAAGGCTGAGCGCCGCTGCCACCTGTGCGGACTAGAGCAGGTCGAATAGTCCCCTGGACTTGTTGGAAACGCCGGTTCACCCATAACCAGCCGTGGGCATTCTGCTTGAGTCGCTACTAGCCTCGTGTCCACGGCGCCTCGATCACTTTGCGCGCGCCGCGTTCGCCTGGCCCTCACAAACACCCACAATGCTGATGGTGTCCGCAGTCCGCCCATTGGCCTTATCGAGCTGTCCCGACATTCCGACGTAAGCGCCGGCCCACGGGCCTATGATTGCTGCCGCCATAGCCGCCGTCAGAGGCTTGCCGAGCATATCCGACATATCCGCATTGGCCGGGACCGGAGTTGCTTCCACGCCATCCTTCCAGCCGCTTGGGATGAGCTTACTGCACGCGGCAGGCGGGGTCTGAACGATGACTGGCTGATGCGCACACGCCAGCAAGAACAGCGGAGCGAACATCGTCAGGACTTTGTGCATTTCCGATTTCCTTCATGGCATTGTCAGTTGCCGCGTTGATCGAATCGTCGGTCGCGGTGCGGTTCTGGAGAGTGTCGATCGCATTGGCCGCTGCGTTTGACAGGGCATCGCCAGAGCGCGTGGTTTGCTCAGCTTGCCTTCCAGCACCGTTATCGCGGTGACAGGTCGCCAGCAGGATAATGACAAGCCCGATCACTATACCACCCACGAAAAACGGCCATCGAGCTTTGATGAAATCCCAGATCACGACTTGTCTCCCGTGACGTTCACATCTCCGCTTTCGGTAGTTCCCGTCGCCCGCTGCTGCTGAGAGGGGATGCGTAGGACGCCGATCAAGCCACCGGTGATGGTACCCAGCGCGAAGCTTTCGGTGATGCTGACGCCAGCGCCGGCCGCTACCAACGCTGCGACGAACACGATCACAAGTGCGCTCAGGGTGGCGAGGTAGGCGATTAGCTGCTCTCGGGGGGTCATGATCCTGCCTCGATAATGTCGTGCTGCAATCGGGCGACGGCGCCGATCAGGAGCCCGTAGGAAGGCGCATTGCTCCACGCTGCGCGGGTGCAGCCGTCGCGTTCGACTATCGCTACCGCGATCGAGGAGAACGTGCCTTCCCGAGCTTCCGCGAGGCAGTCCTCCAGAAGCTTTACGATATCTCTGCCCTGCAGCTCGGCTGTGAGGACGTGGAGCTTAGTCACCGCGCCCAATCTCCGGTCTTCGCATGCAGCCAAGACAGAAACTGTCCGACCGTCTTGCCCTTCAGGATCGACGGATTGGCTTTCGTGGCCGCCTCCCCGGCAATCAGGTCCGCGCGCGCCGTCACGTCCGCCTTAATCACTTGCGCAGCCATGCCAGCGCCAAAGAAGTGCGCGGCGTAGAGCGACGCCTTGTTGATCGGGATGCCTTTGGCTTTCAGGATCGCCACGTTCTTTGCCGAGAACGTCCTGGCGCGCGCTGTCTGTTCCTCAGGACTTGGCTTCAAACCGCCGAATGCCAGAGCAGGATTGTTGCCCCACTGGCCGCCTTCGCCGATCCACGTCGATCGAATGAACTGGTACAGACCCGATCCGCTGGACGTGGGCGCCTTGATATACGGGCGATTGCCGCTCTCGATCTGCGCCAGCATCGGCCAGTAATCGTCGGGGATGAGGTCTGCGTCGGTCACATCTTCGCTCCCTTGAGCAGCGCCCACACGGCAACGACGGCGCCTGCCAGCCAGCCGAGTGCAGGTGATTTGAGAATGAGCGCCACCATACCTTCGGCGCCCTTGCGTTCGTCGCGAACGCGCTCCAGCGTGTCGACCCGCACCCCCAAGGCCGCGATCTCTGCTTTGTTCTCGGCTACCACCGCAGGAAGCTCGCCCAACGCTGCAACCCTCGTGCCGATCGCGTCGACCTTCTGCGCCGTGTTGTTCATTGTGTGGATGAGCTCGCGAAGTTGGCCGCGTACCTCACCCAGCAATAGGCTCGTTTGGTCCACGGCAGGGGAGTCGCTGGTGGGCATCACCCTAGACCGTTGATCGCAGCAGCTAGGTAAGCGCCCATATAGGCGTGGCCGCGAGCCTTCGGATGAAGACTGCCGTTGATCCATGTCGCGTCGGCAACGTTGGCGTACTGTCCGATATATGGGTCGCCTCCATAATCAGCCAGCGCGTCCGCGAACGTTGCGTAGTTCGATCGCAGCCAAGCATTGATCAGCAGGCGGGAGGCTTCGAAGCTCGTATTAGTCTGGCCGCCGGTGAAGCTGTTGTTACGAGGAAGGATCGTTGCGACAACGATCTTTACGGTCGGGTTTGCCGCCTTGATAGCGGCGCAATGCGCCTGAATGCGAGTCTGGACCGTCGTTGCATTGGCGGCATCCCCATTCGTAGCAGATAACGCAGCAAGATCATTAGTGCCGTAGGCATAGGAAACTACATTCCTGACGCCCGCTTTTACCGAACTGGTTACCTGGACAGCGACGCCAGCGATTGCTGCGACGGCGGTATCTCCTTCAAGGGCATTGTTGAAAACCTTGAAATCGCGGTCGAGCATTGGAATAATCTGGCGCCACCATGGCTGGGCAGCGGCGTCTGCCCCGACAGTGATGCTGTCCCCAACTAGGATGAGGCGGTCGCGCGGTTGCGGCGCTATGCGTACCACACGACTGATGCATTGCCGAAGAGTCTGCATCTCGGCAGTCGTCCGCTTCGTCGGGTAAACGATGAATGCGGCGTAATCGCCCCAATAGGTATAGCCGCCTCCGTTAGCGTAACCTACGAAACCGCCGGTGAGCGTCTGTGCGGATAAACTGCCTGCCGTGGCTGTATCGTCGTTGCACATATAGTCGCTGGAGCTGCTGCCAAACCCGGCGCCTACGACATGCGGACTGCTTTCAAGCCGGGTGCCGATTAGGTTCGTGTTGCCGATCGGTTGTACCCGGCCGTCGCGGACAATCGTGGTGAGCAGCAACCGATTAAGATAGCTCGCATCATTACCCAGTTCGCAGATCGCGTTACCGTGCCCCGAAGCAGATACGCAGCCGGCGGAGATTACCGTACAATTTTGCCGGCTTACCGAGTGCCCAACCGGTATCGCCATGGCTGTTACCGAACCACCCCAAAAACTAATCGTACGCAAGCCATTAATGTCATTGCGCGTGTTGCCAATTGTCTGATTTATAAGGACTTGCTTTCCGGCGACTTCAGTTAGATGGTATCCGTTGCCGCTTTGGTCATAGATGATCGAATACCATGCGGTCACTGACCCATCATTGATGAAATTGTCGGCAGCTTCCCAGTCTGCGACATACACCTTCCGCACACTGTCCCACACAAAACCAATATCTAGCGTAGTACTGTCACTGCTCCGCTTCACTTGAAAACAAGCACCTGCGTATGCGGCTCGAAGCTTCCAGGGGGCGAACGCTAACGACGCGCCAGTGACACGATCAAGCGGAAGCGTCTGGCGCCCCATCGGCACATTGCTTAGATCGTTTACAGCCCAAACAGCCTTACCAGCCTGTGGCGCCGAGCACATATATTGCGTGCCGTCTTTCATCCCCCATAGGTCGCCTGCTGAATATCCTACGACAGTGTCGTCGGACGGATATGGAGCGCGATTTGTCGGTTTCGTGACCGTAATGCCCGTTCCGCCCTGAGCAACGCTTAGGGGAGTCGTTAGACCGGTCAGCGACGTGATATCGCTGTTCGCGCCGGACTTAGCTGCTGCGAGATTGGCGCGAGCGCCCGTTGCGGTCGAAGACCCTGTGCCACCGTCCGCTACAGCCAGGTCAACGATGCCGGCAATTGACCCGCCGGTGATCGCCACGTTCTCCGCGTCCTGGATGGCCATGTCACCGAGGCCAAGATTTGTACGCGCGAGCGGAAAATCGGGCAGATCTGACAGATTGTTGGAACGCCAGACATAGGCTTCGTCACTGCCGGCCGCAGTAGCCAAAGCATCCAGCCATCGCCCGGAGCTTCCCCCAATATCATTGGGGCGAATAACGTTGATGCCATTATCAACCGCCATGGACGACGGGTCCCAGCGGAAAATGGCGGTCAGGGCGGGGACGTAATAAAGAGCGTCACTTTCAATATAACTTGACGGCACAGCCCTAAGCGCGCTCGCGCTAGCGACCTGTGGTATATTTCCTGGAAAAGTGATGCTAATAGCAGTCATTTAACAACCATTCTCTTTATCAAGCGTGCCACGATATACTAAGAGTATAATACGTGCTATTTGTAGGGTTTCCGACAATCCTTATCTTCTGATCCCCTCCAAGGTTGTAGACGCAAGGCATGGATGCGCCGGATGTGGTATTAAAGACATCGCCAGCGCCCGCAGAATTTGATGTCACGGGAGGAGTTATGAGAATTCCGCCAGTAGCTGTGCCGACGCCACTAGCAGCAACATTAACCGTTCCGCTCACCGTAACTACGCCGTTTTGTACAGAATACGTAAGGGACGCAGTCGGTGTTATGGCGAACGAGCCACTAACTGCGGTAACGGTTGGCGAATAGATGCCAGGGGAAGTGATTGAGTTTCCGTTTATGGTGGCGACCGTCAACGCGTCCGTTTTAAAGGCTCCAGCACTGGTCTGGAGGATGCCGCCGCTGCTGAGCAGACCGGCCGTTCCGGGGATGACGCTCTCGGCCTGGTTGAGTGTGTTCAGGATGCCACCCGCAGCAGCGTAATATTTGCGCCCCGTGAATGACCCGACAACGGTATTGTTGAACGCCTGGAGATAGCCACCGCTAACGGTTGCATACCAATTCGCTATCGTTGGCGCTCCAGTTACTGTGATAGTGTTACCTTCATGGCTGGCGGAACCATTGCCCGCGCACCAAATATGAGCGTCCGGCGCCCCGCCCGTGATCTTGTATGCAGCGTTTAGCAGGGATGCGACGGCGCCATTATCGTGGACAAAGATATGCGATCCGGACGCGGCGCCACCGAAGTTCGGGCCGATCGCATTAACATCGTCAAAGCCGATAGACGACGCGCCATTGACAACAATCGTGCCATATCCGCCGCCGCTGATAAGCTTTACACTTCCGAAGTAGATTGGCGCGAGAGTGTCGTAGAGAGAAAAGCACTGTCCGCTGGCATTCAACAC